ACAGGTCGCGCTATATCTATTGCGCCAAATGGATCTGGAGGTGAGGCGTTTGTTGGTATTGGAACTGACAGCCCTGACAATAATCTAGATGTAATAGGAGGTATCAGTGCCCAAAAAGACGGTCAGGTATTTTATGGAAAGCCTGTAACAGGTTTGGCCACCGCTATAACAGAGTTTTCTAATTCTACAGGCTCTCTAGAACCACGTATAAAGTTAGTAAATAGTACGGGCGCAGAGAAAATTATTTTAGATGGTGCAAATTCGCCGGATGGAGGTGTTATATTTAATACTACTTTAGACGTTGTCCACGATAGCGTCTCCGTCCCCGGCGCAGCCGCTACAATTACCAATGCTACCAACCCCGGCCCAACCTTACTTCTCAAGAGTAGTGCAGGAGGAAATCTTATTGAGGGTGGCTCGCCCGCAAAGTTAGACTCTTTTACAGTTAATTCTCTGGGACATATAGGAGCCCCACAACTTAAGGTTGACGGTGGTGATATTGAAGTAGACGATTCTGCAAACGGGCTAATATTAAGATCTCCAGGCGGAACAAGATACAGAGTTACAGTAAACAACTTAGGTGCATTAACCGTGTCAGCAGTGTAAATATCAAGTAAAACAAGTAATAATACCATTATGCAACACAGCATATAATTAATGTATAAATTAAATTAAATTAAATCATGGCGGACGCTATAGTAAAAAACCTTAGTTTTGGAAACGAAGCTAAAGTTAAAATATTTAAAGGAATAGAACAACTCACGAACGCTGTTAGCTCTACTTTAGGGGCTAGTGGTAAGTGTGTAATAATGGAAGATCAATCAGGTAATCCAATTATAACAAAAGATGGTGTGACTGTCGCTAATTCAATTATACTTCAAGATCCCATTGAAAACATGGGTGCAACTCTCTTAAAAGGTGCAGCAAGAAAAACAGTCAATGAAGCAGGAGATGGCACAACAACCGCCACTGTACTAGCTCATGCTATTTTAAACGAAGCTATAAAGAAAGATATAAACGACAGAGACTTAAAAGATGGTATTCAAAGTGCTGTTAAAAAAGTAGTTAAGTATCTTGAGAAAATAAGTACACCAGTAAAAGGTACTATGATAGATGATATAGCAACTATATCAACTAATAATGATAGCGAGTTAGGTAAACTGATTGGAGATGCTTTTAGAGAAGTAGGGGAAACAGGTATTGTTACATTAGGCGTATCAGAGAATGGTATTACAGAAACAGAAATTGTAGATGGTATAGAATACCATAAAGGGTATTGCCATCAAAACTTTATTACTGACCAAGAAAAAGGTATTGCTGAATTAGAAAAACCTTTAGTTTTAATTATAGAATCTAAAATAGAATCTATAAGACAGATCCAGCCAGTTTTAGAATATGTTATTAAAAACAACAAACCGTTACTAATAATAGGTGAAGTTGAACCAACAGTTTTATCTGCTTTAGTTATGAATAAACTAAAAGGAAATATAAAAATAAATGTTGTTGATGCTCCAGCTTTTGGGTTACGTAAAAAAGAAATATTAAATGACTTAGCGTTATTAACTAACTCTACTATTATAAATGAAGATTTAGGTGATGATTTAAATGCAATACAAATAGATTATTTAGGTGAATGTATAAAGTCAGTTTCCCAAGAAAATCAAACAGTGATTCAAGTAGAAGAAATACCTGATGAAGCTAAAGATTTTATAGAAAACATTAAAAAAGATTTAAAGAAAAAACATCCAGCTCATGTTGTAATTAATCTAGAACGTAGATTAGCTAGACTAAGTGCTAAAGTGGCTATAGTTAAAGTAGGTGCTTTTTCTGATGTTGAATTAAAAGAAAAAACAGATAGAGTAGAAGACGCTATATGTGCTACTAAAGCCGCTATTAAAGAAGGTATAGTTCCCGGTGGAGGAATTGCTTTGTTAAATGCTTCACAAAATGTTGTATCTAAATCAGCAGGAGAGACAGTGTTGCTAGAAGCAATTAGAGCACCATTTAAGACCATATTAGCAAATGCTAATATAACATTAAGTGATGATCAAAACTTTAAGAAAGGAGCAGGTTTAAACGTGGTTACAGGAAAAATGGTAAATATGGTAAGGTCAGGAATTATTGATCCTTTGCTGGTAACAAAAAGTGCCTTAATTAATGCGGCTTCCGTAGCTACTACAATTCTTTCTACAGATTGTGTAATCAATAATATGAGAATAGATGAAAGCAATAGGTAGAAATTTAATAATAGAAAAGCTAGAGGAGCAAATACAGAAAACTAAAGGTGGATTACTTTTAGCTGAAATACACAGAGATGACATTAGGTACTTAAAAGCTAAGATTATAAGCGCCGGAGAAGATGCCTTAGGTGTTAACAAAGGCGACACAGTGTTTTATGATAAACACGCTGGCCACAAAATACAAGACAATCAAAAAATATATCACGTTATAAAGTCAACAGACGTGGTCGTTGTTTTATGAAAAAGCTAGAGGCAGAAGATTTAAAAACTCTTAACCTGCTTAAACATTATCGTATAATACGTAAATGGGCTTGTAAGAACAACGATCTAAACGAAGCTGATTTAGAACTACTGATATATTTAGATTGTATAGACATGTTTAAAAAGAAAGACTTTGAAGACGGTGTCTATTCTTATAGTTGGGATAATAGAAGATGGAGTAGATTAATAAAAGGTGAGTGGATAACAGTTTGGAGACAGAGAAACAGAACTACTCAAAAATACAATATCTATAAAGTTTCTTTTAAAGGTAAGCAACTTATTAAAAGAATATATCGAATCATGACAGGTGAAGATGATATACCAACAAGTAAAAGAAGAAATAAAATAATAAAAGGAAAAACATATATGGATAAGGTTTTGACTAAATCTATATATAAGGTTAATAAAGATAAAAACAGATAATATGGCAGCAATATCAGCAGCAGCAGCGGGAGCCGTAGGAAGTAGTACGAGTGGAGGAGCACTAGGTACAGCTGGAGCTATAAACCAATCTATGTTAGGCGGAAGTTCATTTTTACAAGCTGGGAGAGATGTTATGCAAAGTAGAAGTAGCAACGCAATGACACAAGCTCAACAAGCTGCACAGCAAGCGCAGGCCGATGTACCAGCTACGCCAGAGTTGTCCCCTGAAGAACAAGCTATAGAAAAACAAAAAGCTGAAGGTGGAACTATGGGTAATGTTTCACTTTATGGTAATATTAGAAATGGAGTAAATGCCGAGTTTAGTAATAAAGTAGCAAATGAACAAAAAGAATTTGAAAACCGCGAACCAGTTGAACTAGCTAATCCTTTAGGAGCACCACTAGAACCAATGGGCGCTGTAGGAGGTATGGGTTCTGCTATTACAGGCGGGGTTTTACCACAAAATGGATCACCTTTTACTGGTCAAGCTCAAATGAATGCGGGTCAAATGTTTGGACAAACCTATGGCGGTATGTTTGCTGGAGCCTCAAAAAAATAAAACAATGGAATCAAAGCAATTAAAAGAAATAGCTAAAGAATTAAGAGCAGCGTCAGCTATGCATAGAGGGCAAGCTGCTAAAATAGATAAGATGTTAAAGTCGGTAAAACCTAAAAAAGGAAAAAAATAAAAAACTAAATTATGCACAGCAACAAGTATGACCCAGCAATGGAAAAATTAAAGCCAGGTAGCAAAGTAGGTGTAGTAGGAGAATCTCATATTTGGGATGGGCCGCTAGATCAACAAGGAAGACTACACGGCGAAGGAGCCAGTAATGGAATAACTGGAATGCAAATATTAAAAGCAGAAGTGCCTTACAAAGGGTTGAATGCTGTTTTATGTGCGCAGCGTAATTCATAAATTTAAAAATTAAAAACAATGGGACAATTTCCAACGAATGACGGTGTAGTAGGACGAGCTATGCCTTTAACAGCTATTATGGTGAACACTATAGACGCTAGACCAGCTTGGTTATTTCAAAACAGCGGAAAACCAGGCACAAATTTAGATTCTTCAGTAATATACTGTGGAACTATGCCGGCAGACGCTTTTATTGAGGTTATACTACCAGGCACTGTAGGGCCAAGTGTTGTAAGCGGTTTTGTTTCACCCGGGTACGTTGGATCCGGAGGGACTGGATATGAAGATGCTAGATTTAATATTGCTACAACCAAACAAGGTGCAGGTGGAAGCGGTGCTGGTTTAACTGTTAACTTTACAGCTGTAGATGGAGTTGTTCAAACAGTAACCGTTAATACGCCTGGCACAGGTTACTTAAATGGAGATTTAATACAAATTGCCCAACCAGGTGTACCTGGCTCTGGTGCTATATTTAGAGTAGAAACATCAGCTGGATTACCAACAGCGACTCAAGCTGTAAAGTTTGCGGGTTTACAATCTGGATCAATATTACCAGTAGCTGTAGATTATGTTGTAGCAATAGGTGGTACCACTGTTGTTGCTGATTTTGTAGTGTGCAAGTAGTTTAAAAAAGTGAATATATAAATATAATAATTTAGTCATGGCGAATATGTTAATGAATAGAATAGGTGCTGCTAAAGCTGGTAAAGGTTGCGCAGACACAGACGAAGGATGCGTAAGGTCTGCTAGTGATGGAACTTACTATATTTTAAATAACAAAAAAGGTGGAACCTGGAGAAGTGGTTTTGCATCTACTGAAGACGCAAAAAAACAAATAGCAGCAATACACGCAAATTAATAATTATGGCATACAATCACAAAGGACACTACGGTGAATATAGCGGAAACGCGAAACACTCAAAACATCACATGGTCAATTCATGGGAAGAAGAAGATGTATCAAGAGGTAGAAAAGAAATGGCTGAAGGCAATAAAGGACACGCTGAGGCATTGTTTGATGATGCTCACGGTAGTTATAACTATGACGGTGATAACTCAACAGGTGCTGAACATTATGGAGCAGCTAAAAAGGTTAGCTGGAAATATGGAGACGGAACTTACTCAGGTGAATTAATACCTAGCAAAGAAACGTCTACACATAGATATGCTAGAACAGAAAACGGTAAAATAAAATCTTTACCAAAAAATAAGTAAACAGAGTAAACTGATAAATCAAAAAATATAACCAAACCAGGCTTAATAGCCAAAAACAAAAACAAAATGTCAAAATTTTTAAAATTCAACATTGTTAACACAGGAGCCCTAGCAACTCAAGGGACTCAACTAGTTAATGTAGATCAAATTCAAAGCGTAGCGTATGTTGTTGCAACAGGAGTATTATCAATTGTGCTAGACGGCGCGGTGGGCGTAGATGTTGCGTCTTATGCAGGTAGAGTAATAAGCATTACTGTAACAACGACTAAAGATGGAACTGCTGGTATTCCAACAATCACAAATGGAGCCAAGTCACCGCAAAAAGCTGTATATGCAGCATTGACTGCTAATCCAGGAGGTGTACAATCAACTGTTCAACTAGGACTTGACGAAGCTGCAACTCCAGTTCAATTGTATTTCTCTGACTTCACAATCGCAACTGCATTAGTAGCATAATTGATGGAATCTAGGGGATTAGGTGATAGTATAGCTAAGTTCACTACAAAAACAGGTATTAAGACCATTGTAGACAAAGTGTCTGATGGTCTTAAAATACCTTGTGGTTGTGAGAAACGACAAGAATGGTTTAACAAAAAATTTCCATACGATGGCATTTAAAGTATTACCTCCTTTCGATTTAAACAAGATGAATACATCTGTGTTTGAAAGAGATATGGGTGATGATCCGGTTTACGCCAGAACACCTAAGAACGGAGTTATAGTAATAAATGAAAATTTAACCGACCCAGTAGAAAAGCAGAAAACATTAACTCATGAACAAGTTCACGTTGATCAATATAAAAGTGAAGCAAAAAATCCAGGTACTGGATTAGATTATGAGGTGAATTCTGAAGGAGCTGGTAGGGTTATGTGGAAAGGAAAAGAATACGACTATTCAGTTATGCAAGCCGGTAAAGGTCCTTGGGAAAAAGACGCATATAACGCAGAAAAAAATATCTAAAAACAAGTATTAAATTAAACAACAATGGCAAAAATGAAAACAAACCAAGACGGCGGAGCTGTTTTGGCTAAAGACCCTAAAGCTGCTGGAAAGCAACTTGAGAGCAATCAAAAAGGTGCAGCTAAAATTAGAAAAGCTAACTCTACTAAAGGATCGGCTAAGTACGCTCATAAAGGAGCAGCTGACTATAGTACAGAAAAAGGATCTCATGATCACGGTGCTGCAAGAATGGGATACAATCAATCTTTTGGAGCCGCTAGAATGGGTGGTTATGCAAAAGGAGCGGCTAAAGTAGCTAACATAATGAGTTTTGGAGCTTCTAAATACATGAAACATGGAGCAGCTAATGCAGGCCATGGTGGTCCTGATGGTCATGATCATCCGACAATGACAACAACGACTAGAAACACTAGTGGTGGTGGAGGTTCTGCTTCTACTTCATCTAGCAGTGGAGGCGGAAGTTCTAGCTCTACGCAATCAACAGATAATTTATCTAATTACCAAGCGGGTTTAGATCATAATTGGAAGGGAACGGCTACTCCAGAAATGACAGCAGCGGCTAATGCTAAAGTTGCAGCGTTGAAAGCGAAAGACGCAGCAGCTAAAGCAGCTAATGAAGCTAATGCAACATCTTCTAGTAGTTCAGCCAATACAACCAATAGTGGCAATAGCTCGACTAGTTCTGAAACAATTATTTCTCCTAACTCAAAGGCGGAAAGTCAATTACAAGGAGAAATTGCAAAAGAAAACAGCTTTCAATTATCGAATTTTAATAGAGGTGAAGCTGATATAGCAGCGACAAACGATTCTATTTCTGCTGGGCAAATATTTACACAAAAACTCAAGCCATATATGCAGCAAACCGCCAAATCCATTGCTAAAGCTGAAACAGCTGGGGCAAGAGCAGCATATAAATCAAGAGTAAAAAGTGGAGAATTTAGCCGAGCGGAAGCTAAAGAGATCTACCGAACAAGCCAACCCCTCAAAAAGTAATTCATAAAAAGAATAACCAAGGCACGAATTGAAAAAAATAATACAATGGCTTACAGGTGGCGTTATCAAAGAAGTTGGTAGCGTCATCGATAAGCTTACTACTACGGAAGAAGAAAAACTGCTAATTAAAAAGCAAATCCAAGAAATAATGGAGAAAGCTAATAATGACGCAGATGCCCAAATAACAAGGCGGTGGGAAAGCGATATGAAATCAGATTCATGGCTTTCTAAAAACACTAGACCTATGGCTTTAATATTCTTATCTTTTATGGCTATAGCTTTTATATGGGTTGATAGTCATCACGAGATATCTTTTACTGTAGAGCAAGAATGGATTGGATTATTAAAACAGTTACTTACAACTGTTTATATAGCTTATTTTGGATCACGAGGGGTGGAAAAATTCAAATCTATAAGTAATAATAAATAGTAAGAGTATTAATCAAATAAAATTAAATAAAATGAAAAAACTAATATTATCATTGGCTTTTCTTTTTTCTGTCTTTGTTTATTCACAAGATAGAAAACAATTTGCTGGAGTATGGCAAGATATTAATAACGAAGAAAATGTTTTAGTCGTGTATCACAATAAAATTATTAAATCTTTAAAATTCTGGAATTTTAGATTAAACAAAGAGTTTAATATTAAAGAGAGTTTTTTATATGAAAAAGATGGTTTAGTCAAAACAGAGTATGAAGACAATATTAATAACGTCAAATTTCTTAACGAGTACAAGTTGGATAATAATATATTAACAAAGGAAGCTAACGGTATGCTTCAACAATTCATTAAATTAAATTAAATCAAGATGACTAAAGTAAAAGACATTAAAAAAGTAAACGAAGAAGAGTTAAAGGTGATTCAAGATCAACAAAAAAACTACCAACAAATAGTAGAGCAGTTAGGTTTAGCTGATGTTAGGAAACATGCTTTATTAGCGCAATTGGATTTGTTAGTACCAAACATTGAAGAAACTAAAAAAGCTCTTGAAGGTAAATATGGAAACATAAATATCAACGTATCAGATGGCACTTTCGATGAAATAAAATCTGAGGAATAATGGACAACGTAATAAGAAAAATAAGTATAGGTTCGGACTATAAAAACGATGCTATGCACTATTCAGTTGGACAGGTTGTCTATGGTGGTCATGAAATCGCTTATATAACGTATGACCTAGAAAGTAATTCTTATAACATACATATTAAAAAAAACAATGAGGTATTGCCATGGAAGAGATTTAACTCTAACATGGCTATATCTATTGAGTATGATTTGGAATATTAATGAAAAGTGTTTATGACTTTATAATTGAACCGCTAGGTGAAACTTATAATAACAAAAAAAACGTAGCTGGTAAAGAGCTAGTGTTAAATACTAAAATAGAGAACTACAAGTTTATAAACAACGTAGCGAGAGTACTAGAAACACCTTTGGCTTATGATACACCTATAAATAAAGGTGATTTAATATTAATACATCATAATGTTTTTAGAACTTTTTATGACGTAAAAGGTGTAAAGAAAAAATCTAGATCTTATTTTAAAGATGATAGCTACTTCTGTGCTTTAGATCAAATATATCTTTATAACCCTGGTGGTAAATGGAAATCAATAAACGATAGGTGCTTTATAAAACCCTTAGAATCTAAAGACTCACTAAGAACTGATAAAGAGCAAAAGCTTGTTGGTATATTAAAAATAGGTAATAGCTTCTTAGAAGAGCTAGGAATAAACGAGGGAGACTGCGTTGGCTATACTCCTTACGGGGAATATGATTTCGTGGTAAATGAAGAGCGTTTATATTGTATGAAATCAAATGATATTGTAATTAAATATGGAAGTAAAAAAAACCAAACAGAATATAATCCAAGCTGGGCAAATAGCGGTTGAAGAATTAATCAAAGTCGCTAAAGAGCCCATTATAGATTTTGGCCCTGACATATCTGCGGATAGATTAAAAAATGCTGCAGCTACAAAAAAGTTAGCTATATTTGACGCATTCGAGATATTACAAAGAATTCAAGAAGAAGAAAATATTATAAACGAAATACCTAAAGAAGTTAAAGAGGAAAAGTCTTTTAAAGGTTTTGCTGAAGGAAGATCTAAGAAATAATGTATCAACAAGACTTATATAGAGTATTAAAAAACCACGTTAAACCTAAAGTTCTTAAACGAATGAATAGGTATAATAAGTGGGAATATGGATATAACGAAGACCATGACATGGTGGTTATATCTAAGACAGGTAAGGTGGGTGAGATATATGAAATTCAAAACCTCAAGATAGCACTGCCAGAGAAACCTGAAATTGTTGAAAATTTAGGCGATAATAAGTGGGAAAGAAAACAACTGCCATTAGATTTTAAAAAAATAAAAACAATATTTGATTGGGAAGGTTATCCACCAGATTTTAAAGAAAAATGGTATGATTACATTGATAAAGAGTTTGTGTATAGGGAAGAGGGTTTTTGGTTTATTAACCAAAACAATCCTACTTATATTACTGGTACTCACTACATGTACTTGCAGTGGTCCAAAATTGATGTTGGGAAGCCAGACTTTAGAGAAGCAAACAGATTATTCTTTATATTCTGGGAGGCTTCAAAAGCAGACAACAGGTGTTATGGAATGTGTTATCTTAAGAACCGTCGTAGCGGGTTCTCATTTATGTCCTCAGCTGAAGCGGTCAACCTTGCTACAATTTCAACGGATTCACGGTACGGAATATTGTCCAAATCTGGATCGGATGCAAAGACTATGTTCACAGATAAGGTGGTTCCAATTTCGGTCAACTATCCATTCTTCTTTAAACCGATCCAAGACGGTATGGACAGGCCAAAAACCGAGCTCGCCTATAGAGTCCCTGCCTCCAAGTTTACCCGTAAAAAACTGGAAGCCAATGAAAAAACTCAAGAAATCACAGGCCTTGATACAACTATCGATTGGAAGAACACAGGTGATAACGCCTACGACGGTGAGAAACTCAAACTCCTCGTCCACGATGAAAGCGGTAAATGGGAAAGGCCAAACAACATCCTTAACAACTGGAGGGTTACAAAGACAACGTTAAGATTAGGTTCTAGGATTATTGGTAAATGTATGATGGGATCAACATCAAATGCTTTAGATAAAGGAGGGGATAATTATAAAAAATTATACTATGATTCAAACGTTAAAGAAAGAAACGCCAATGGACAGACTCGCTCAGGACTCTATTCTTTGTTCATACCTATGGAATGGAACTACGAAGGATACATTGACTCTCATGGCATACCTGTATTCGATACACCGAAAACCACAGTAGAAGATCCGCATGGTACTAAAATAAAGCAGGGTGTTATAGAATATTGGCAAAACGAAGTTAATGGATTAAAAGGCGACCAAGATGCTTTAAATGAATTTTATAGACAATTTCCAAGAACCGAAGAGCACGCTTTTAGAGATGAAGCAAAGTCATCTTTATTTAATCTAACTAAGATATACGAGCAAATAGATTATAACGGGGATGTAGGTAAGACAAAGCTAGTCACAAGAGGTAATTTTATGTGGGAAGGTGGAGTAAAAGATACGAAGGTTATATTTGCACCTAATACTAATGGAAAGTTCTATATAACGTGGGTACCTGATATACATCAGCAGAATCAAGTTATAATAAAAAGAGGTATAAAATATCCAGCTAATGATCACATGGGTGCTTTTGGATGTGATCCGTATGATATATCCGGCACAGTAGATGGTAGAGGTTCTAATGGTTCTCTACATGGTTTAACTAAGTTTAGTATGGATAACCATCCAGCTAATCATTTCTTTTTAGAATACATAGCTAGACCTCAGACAGCTGAAATGTTTTTTGAAGACGTACTTATGGCCTGTGTATTTTATGGTATGCCAATACTAGCTGAAAATAATAAACCTAGGTTACTTTATCATTTTAAAAGAAGAGGTTACAGGGGTTACGCTATGAACAGACCTGACAAGTTAAAACTATCTGTGACGGAAAGAGAAATAGGTGGAATACCTAATTCAAGCGAAGACATAAAACAAGCTCATGCATCAGCTATAGAATCTTATATAGAAGACTTCGTAGGTTTAAGATCTACAGGAGATTACGGAGATGTGTATCTTCAAAGAACTTTAGATGATTGGTCTAAGTTTAACATAAACAACAGAACAAAGCACGATGCTTCTATTAGTTCTGGGTTAGCTTTAATGGCTTGTAATAAAAACAAATACAGACCAACACCAATAAACGTAGTGAAAAGCTATAATTTAGGTTTTAAGAGATACAATAACAAGGGAACAATATCAAAAATAATTGAATAAATGAAAATGTATACTAACTCAAATAGCGCCTTTCCAAGTCAGGTAGTACCGGATGCAGAAAAAGCCTCGTGGGAATATGGTTCGCAGGTAGCGCAGGCTATTGAGACAGAATGGTTTAATCAAGGAAGAACTAGTGGTAATAGATATCTTACTAGTTTTAATAATTTTCATCATTTAAGATTATACGCTAGAGGAGAGCAACCTGTTCAAAAATACAAAGACGAACTATCTATAAACGGCGACTTGAGTTACTTAAACTTAGACTGGAAGCCAGTTCCTATTTTGTCTAAGTTCGTAGACATAGTTGTTAATGGTGTGTCTAGTAAAGAATACGACATTAAAGCTTATTCTCAAGATCCTGAGTCTGTAAAAAAAAGAACTATGTATGCAACTGCTGTTGCTGAAGATATGTTTGCTAGAGAACAAATGGAAGCAGCTCAAAAAACTTTAGGTATAGATTTACAAAGAAGTTCATTACCGCCAGATGAAATACCTAAAACTCAGGAGGAGTTAGAATTGCATTTACAATTAAGTTACAAACAATCAATAGAGATTGCAGAAGAGGAAGCTATAACAACTACATTAGCTAAGAATAAATGGGAATTAACTAAACGTAGATTAAACGAAGATTTAGTAGTTTGTGGTATTTCTTGTGCTAAGACAAGTTTTAATACAGCAAATGGTATAACTTTAGATTACGTTGATCCAGCTTATTTAATTTACTCATACACTGAAGATCCTAATTTTCAAGATATATATTACGTAGGTGAGGTGAAGTCAATAACTATACCTGAGTTAAAAAAACAATTTCCAGATATTTCAGAAGAGGAACTACAAAGAATTCAAGAAATGCCTGGCAACAAGCAGTATATAACTGGCTGGGGTAACTACGATAACAACACCGTTCAGGTTATGTATTTTGAATACAAAACTTATATGAACCAGGTTTTTAAGTTAAAAAGAACTGAGAATGGTTTAGAAAAAATCATAGAAAAAACAGACGAATTCAATCCTCCACCTAATGATGGGTTTGAAAGAGTAAGTAGATCGATAGAAGTTTTATACACTGGCGCTAAGGTATTAGGAACAAATACTATGCTTAAGTGGCAATTAGCAGAGAACATGACTAGACCAGCAGCAGACACTACTAAGGTAGAAATGAACTATGCTATTGTTGCGCCTAGAATGTATAAAGGTAGAATAGAATCTATTGTAAGCAGGTGTACAGGTTTTGCAGACATGATACAGTTAACACATTTAAAAATGCAACAGGTGTTATCTAGAATGGTTCCAGATGGAGTATTCTTAGATATGGACGGATTAGCTGAGGTTGATCTAGGTAATGGTACAAACTATAATCCAGCAGAAGCATTAAACATGTATTTCCAAACAGGTTCTATAGTTGGTAGATCACTTACGCAGGATGGAGATCCTAACAGAGGTAGAATTCCAATACAAGAATTACAATCATCAGCTAGTGGTCAAAAATTAGCTGCTTTAATTCAAACGTATCAATACTACTTACAAATGATACGTGACGTAACAGGGCTTAATGAAGCTAGAGACGGCAGCTTGCCAGACAAAGACGCTTTAGTTGGTCTTGCGAAAATGGCCGCTAATCAATCAAACATAGCTACTAAACATATAAATCAAGGTAGTTTATATATTGCTTTGAGAATATGTGAAAACATTTCTTTAAAGATAGCAGACGTATTAAGATTTCCTTTAACAGCAAATGCTTTAATAGAAAGTATATCCGTTTATAATGTAGAAACTCTTAGGGAAATATCAAACTTAAATTTACACGATTTTGGTATATTTTTAGAATTAGAACCTGATGATGAAGAGAAAGCAGCTTTAGAGCAAAACATACAAATAGCTCTACAATCTGGTGGCATAGATTTAGAAGATGCTATAGACATACGTCAAATAAAAAACCTTAAACTTGCTAATCAATTATTAAAGCAAAGACGTAAGAAGAAGATAGAGAGAGAACAAAATCAACAGCAAGCTATGATAGCTGCTCAAGGAGAAGCTCAATCAAAAACAGCAGAGCAAACGGCACTAGTAGAAACACAAAAGCAACAATCTTTAACTTCTCAGAAAGTAAGTATAGAACAAGCTAAGTCTCAATTTGAAATACAAAGAATGCAAACAGAAATGCAACTAAAAGCTCAACTAATGCAGCAAGACTTTGGATATCAAATGCAATTGGCACAAGTAAAAACTGGAGCAGAAGGCTCTAAAGAAAGTGAAATAGAAAATCGTAAAGACAAGAGACTGAAAATGCAAGGTACTCAACAGAGTAAATTAATTCAACAACGTCAAAACGATTCTAACCCTGTAGATTTTGAAACATCAGGAGGAAGTGAGCTTGGATTCAACATAGAAGAGTTGATGCCTAAGATTTAATTAATTATATAATATTTTATCATGTCAGAAGAAACAAAAACAAATGAACCTGTTAAGCAGGAGGGTGAGTTTAAAATTAAAAAGAAAACTCCTAAAAAACTTGGACACTTAAGTGGAAACGATCCAGTTAAAGTGGACTTAACCAAACCAGAAGCTACTGGAGATATTACTCCAGATCTTATAAAGGTTAATGTTCCTAGTGAATTAATAAAAAAAGAAGAAAACGACAATGCCATTCGTATCGGAGAAACAGGAGAAATTCCTGAAAATAAACAAGCCGGAGATTTGGTTGAAGTGGACAAACAAGTACAAGAGCCCAGCGCGGTTGTTGAAGAAGTCTCTCCAATCCAAGAAATAACCGATGAAGAAGTCAAAGAGGTTAAGCAAGAAATAAAAGAAGCTTTTAGAGACAAAGAGGTTCTAGGAAAAGCTTTACCTGAAAATGTAGAAAAACTTGTTACTTTCATGGAAGAAACAGGTGGATCATTACAAGACTACGTAGCATTAAACAAAGACTACTCTAAGCTAAATAGCTCAGAAGTATTAAAAGAATATTATCTTAAATCTAAACCACACTTAGAACTAGATGAAATTGCTTTCCTAATGGAAGACAATTTTAAGTTTGATGAAGATGTAGATGAAGAGCGTGAAATCCGTAAAAAGAAACTAGCGTTTAAAGAAGAAGTTGCAAAAGCAAAACAATACTTAGAAGGTTCTAAGAGTAAATACTACGATGAGATCAAGTTGAGACCAGGCGTAACTCAAGAACAACAACAAGCATTAAGCTTTTACGACCAGTACAAGGTGCAGCAAGAAAAAGCGCAACAACAACACGGTGATTTTAGAGATCGTACTAAAAAACTATTCAGCCAAGATTTCAAAGGTTTTGATTTTAATGTTGGAGAAAAAAAATTTAGATACGGTGTTAAGAATCCAGATAAAGTTGCTGAAACCCAGGTGGATGTTCAAAATTTCGTCAGTAAATATTTAGATAAAGACGGGAATATGATTGATCCAGCAGGGTATCATAAAGCTATGTATGCTGCGATGAATTCTGATAAAATAGCTCATCATTTTTACGAACAAGGAAGAGCTGATGGTATTAAAAATGTTATCACTAATTCCAAAAACCCTACATCAGAAAAGCCTAGGCAAGCTGCCGGTGAAGTTTTTATAGGGGGAATGAAAGTAAAATCGATCAGCGGGTTAGATTCATCAAAACTTAAAATACGAACAAAAAAATTTAACTAATTAAAAATTAAAAATTATGAGTTTATCTCCACAGTTTGGGACAATTTTACCTTCTCAAACTCAACAAATTTTACAGCAAAACTATCTTCAATTTGATGGTGCTGCTGGCGGTAACTTTGCTCAGCAATACTTACCAGAGCTTTACGAAGCTGAAGTAGAAAGATATGGTAACAGAACGTTATCAGGTTTCTTAAGAATGGTTGGCGCTGAAATGCCAATGACATCTGATCAAGTAATTTGGTCGGAACAAAACAGATTACATATATCATATGATGGTTGTACTATAGCTGCAAACGGATTAGACGTCGATGTAACAGCTGGTGGAACGATCGCGGTAACTAACGTTATCTCGCCTGCTTCAACAGTAGTTATCATGGATGACTTTGGTGGTGAAGTAAAAGCATTTGTAAATGCTTCTGACACTACTACAGGTATTGTATCAGTACAACCTTATGCGTTTACAGATTTACAAGCAGTAGGAGCTACTGGAGCTGGGCTTGCTGGTACTGTAAAAATATTTGTTTATGGTTCTGATTATCAAAAAGGACAAAGTGCTGTTGGTGCTGCGGCTGGAGCTAATGCTATTGCTGCTGCTAACCCTATGGTTAGTGTGTCTCCTGAATTTACTACTTTCAGTAACAATCCTATTATCGTAAGAAGTCAATACTCTATTAACGGTTCTGACACTGCTCAGATCGGTTGGGTAGAAGTTGCTACTGAAGACGGAACTGGAGGATACTTATGGTACTTAAAAGCTGAGTCTGAAACAAGATTACGTTTTGAAGATTACTTGGAAATGTCAATGGTTGAAGGTGAACTTAAAAATGCCGCATCTCCTATCGCTGGAGCTGTTGGTGCAGGTATCATTGGTACTGAAGGTTTATTCGCTGCTATTCAAGCTCGTGGAAACGTAGAAGTAGGATTTACTGCTGCTGCTGGTATCGATTCTTTCGATGCTATTCTTAAGAACTTAGACACTCAGGGAGCTATTGAAGAGAACATGTTATTCTTGAACAGAAACACTGCTCTTGATTTTGATGATATGTTAGCTTCTATCTCTGGAGGATACGCTGGTGGAACTGCTTTTGGTTTATTTGAAAATTCAGAAGAAATGGCTTTAAATCTTGGATTCTCAGGATTTAGAAGAGGTTCTTATGATTTCTATAAAACAGACTGGAAATACTTAAACGACGCTTCTACGCGTGGTGCAATGACTGGACCTGCTTCTATTGAAGGAGTATTAGTTCCTGCAGGTACTTCTACTGTTTATGACCAAATTTTAGGTACAAACATTAGACGTCCTTTCTTACACGTAAGATATAGAGCTTCTCAAGCAGATGACAGAAGAATGAAATCATGGCTAACAGGTTCTGTTGGTGGTGCATTCACTTCTACATTAGATGCAATGGAAGTAAACTTCTTATCTGAAAGATGTTTAGTAACTCAAGCTGCTAATAACTTTGTATTATTCAAAGGAATCTAGAGTAAATTAATGTAATTCTTACCCTCGTTATATCAACGGGGGTAATTATTACTCTTATTAAATTATTTAATTTTATTATATTATGTCAAAAAAAGAAACACAATTAAAATCAAATGGTTGGGAAATAAAAGATAGAACATATTTTTTAAGAGACTCAACTTCACCGTTAACTTTAACAATACCTGGTAAGCATACTAAAAAGCATCCTCTACTTTGGTTTGATAAAGAAACAGGAACTCAAAAAGAATTAAGATACGCTACTAATCAAGCATCTGTATTTGTTGATGAGCAGAAAGGTGAGGCTACTATGGGTCATATAACATTTAGAGACGGAACATTAACAGTTCCTAAAGAAGAACAAGCTTTACAGCATCTTTTGTCTCTGTATCACCCTTTATTAAACACAAAATATAAAGAACATAAACCACAAGATATAGCTGTTGATCAGTTAGAAGATTTAAACTATGAAATAGATGCTTTAATTGCTGCTAGGGAAATAGATATTGATCATGCAGAAGCTATTATGAGGGTAGAGATTGGATCTAAAGTAAATAGCATGAGTTCTAAGGAGCTTAAAAGAGATTTACTTATATTTGCTAAGCGTAATCCTAGATTATTCATAGAATTAGCATCAGATGAAAATGTCCAACTTAGAAATTTTGCTTTAAGAGCATCAGAGCTAGGTATAATTTCTTTATCTCAAGATCAAAGAACTATAACGTGGGCTTCAAACGGAAGAAAGCTTATGAATGTTCCTTTTGATGAAAATCCTTTTTCAGCTTTCGCTGCTTATTTAAAAACAGATGAAGGTGTAGAAGTCTATAAGTCTATAGATAAAAAAATGAAATAACAGGTGATTATAATAATGGGTGATCACTTGCGTGGTCACCTAATTATTAAAATAAAAAAAATAAAATGGCAATAAACGTAAACCAAGTTTATCAAACGGTTCTACTTATCTTAAATAAAGAACAAAGAGGGTATTTAACTCCTGATGAATTTAACAAGATATCTACACAGGTGCAACTTGAGATATTTGAATCTTACTTTGAAGATCTAAATCAACAGTTACGTGTGCCAGACAACGATAGCGAATATAGCGATCGTGTTAAAAATACTCAAGAAAAGATTGCACTCTTTCAAGAATCGGGAACGTGTCCTTACGTTGGCCCGTATTTTAGCACCCCAACAGTATCCGGTGCAACAACATCTCAAACATTTACAACCACAACATCTCAGCAGTACGTTATAACAAATATAACCTCTACTGAACTAGATGCTGGTCAACCCAGCGTTACACTAGAAGATGCTAATGGTAATCAAATAGCTTTAGCTGAGTTTAAAGATTGGACAATATCAGGAACCACTTTAACTTTAACGAGTCAACCAGCGACTGGAAAAAACTTGATACTTACGGTAAATGAATTTGATTTTTACAAAATAGGAACTGTAATACATAAAGACGAGAACCCTGTTCAATATGTTCAACCAAACGAACTTTTTGAATTAAATCTTTCTCCAATAACTAAACCATCTACTACTTTTCCAGTGTATAAATATAAAGATAGGCAAATATATGTTTATCCTACAACTATAAAAACAGACATATCTTGCACTTATTTAAGAAAACCATTAAGCCCTTTGTGGAATTTCACAGCTGTAGCTCCTAGTTTTCAATATGTATATGACGCAGGCGGATCAGTTAATTTTGAGTTACACCCAGTGGAGCAAACTGAAGTTATACTTAGAATTCTTATGTATGCTGGTGTTATCGTTAAAGACGCTCAATTAATACAAAGCGCTGGTCAACAAATAGCTATAGATAATCAAAACGAAAAACAATAAGCAATGGCTATACAACCTACAAATAGTGGATTAATAACAGAAACTGGGCGACAATACTTTGAAGGTGCTCAAGGTTTTAGAGGTGATGGAACTGAGCTTTCATTTCCAACTACATTCAACACAGATCTTTTCTTAGGCAGTTGGAATCAAAACGATAGCGATTACGCTTTAAATAACTTTAAATTATACACAAGTGTAAGTGGATCACCTGGTTCGGCTTTTCAAGAATATGTTAATAGTTTTTCTGTAGTCAATAACGCAGTGGTATTTCCTGCTGGTTTTGCTCCAGCTGATGGCTTATTTATAGTAGTTCAGTTAAAAATATTAACAGGTGGTAAGTATGGCTCAACGCCATCTGAAAAAGCATACGGCCAAACAGTTGAAGATAACTACGGTAGTTACCAATATGTAAAACTAAACGATATTGTAAACAATTTTCTAGTAGGATACGTGGGCCAAGGAAAACTTTTACCAGATTCAAAAAGAACTGACGTCATATTTCATGCAAAGCGTGGTATGCAAGAATTTAGCTACGACACTTTAAAAAGTATTAAATCTTCTGAACTAACAATTCCAGATGGCTTAACACTAGTACTGCCTCAAGATTACGTTAACTACGTTAAGATGTCTTTCATAGATAATTTTGGAGTTAAAAGACCGTTGTATCCAGCAAACAACTTAACTATCAGTCCTTACAATACACAAATACAAGATTCAGGTGGTATACCAACTCAGGATAATTTTGGTAACGATATAGAAGGTACTTCTATAACTCAAGAAAGATGGCATGAGGCTAATGATTCTTTGATAAATGGTAGTTGGACGATGCAAGACTTTACTAATGATATATGGGCATATAACTGGGATAATCCAAGCGCATGGTTTGGTGCAAGTCAAGGTCAGATGTATGGAATGGAACCGCAGTTTTCTCAAACAAACGGATGGTTTAATATGAACGAAAGAGAAGGAAAAGTTTCTTTTTCTAGTAACTTAAAAGGAAGACTAATAGTTTTAGAATATGTATCAGATGGTTTAGCTACAGACTTAGATACTAAACTACCTAAATTAGCTGAAGAAGCTATGTACGCTTATATACTACACGCTATAATTTCTACGCGGGCTGGTCAGCAAGAGTACTTAGTACAGAGATTAAAAAAAGATAAAAGTTCTAAATTACGAAACGCTAAAATTAGACTATCTAACATTAAACTAGATGAGATAGTTCAAGTGATGCGAGGTAAATCTAAATGGATTAAAAACTAAAAAATGGCAGAAGCTAAAAATACTTTTCTAAAGTCTAAGATGAATAAAGATCTTGATGATAGAATATTACCTAATGGTGAATATAGAGATGCTCTAAATATATCCGTTGGTAGATCAGAAGATAACGATGTAGGTTCATTAGAAAATATAAAAGGTAATTCATTAATAACAGCTACCTCGGAAAGTAACAGTAACTTACGTTGTATAGGTAAATTTGAAGACGAAACAGGAAATAGAATATTTCAAGTTTTAACTGATTACACTGATCCTGCTGTTGACTGTACTTCTATAACATACCCTACGGATGCTTCGTCGCCAGAGATGAAAATAACTGTATTAGAATTAGACACTAATAACTATACCACACTTGTGCAAGGAAAGTTTTTAAATTTTGCAAAAAATAAGTGTTGGCAAATAACAGGTATAAATTTAGTTGAAGATCTTTTGTTTTGGACTGACAATAGAAATCAACCAAGAAAGATAAATGTACAGACAGCTTTAAATAATAATACTTATTACACGGAGGAGCACCAAATATCGGTTGCTAAGTACATGCCTTCTTCACCACCTAAATTATACAAAGAAGTAGACACAACGGTTGTATCTTTAACTAGCACTAGCTCGTTTGAAGTTGAAGACGTTACTGGTATATCTGTAGGAATGACAGTGGTTTCTAATACACCGGATAATATTGGTGGTCAATATATAAATGCTAGTGAATTTTTAAAAGTTGCTAGCATTAACGGTGTTGAAGTATTTTTAAATGCAGTTCCGAATCAAACCATTGTTGTTGGTCAAAACATTAGATTTATAGAAACAACTATGACTAATGAAAGTAGCGATCCAAATTGGCCTGGAGATCCTAGTTATTTAGAGGATAAGTATGTAAGGTTTGCTTATCGATTTCAATACGATGATGGTGAATATTCTATAATGTCTCCGTTTACACAAATAGCTTTTATACCCGATCAAAAAGGTTTCTTTTTATATGGCAATGAAAACCAAGCCTACGAAAGTAGTATAATAAGATGGTTTGAAAATAACGTAAATAATATAAAACTAAGAATAGAACTACCAGATGTTGGTTCTGATCCCACCAGAGGAGGAAGTACCTCTAAGAATATTATAACAGAATACAAAATACAAAACATAGATATATTATACAAAGAATCTAATGGTTTAGTTGTTAAAGTTTTAAAAACTATTAACGGTACTACCATGGCTTTGGAGATGAATGAAAATGTATATGTATACGAGTATCAATCTGAGAAACCATATAAAACATTAACAGAAGGTCAAACAACTAGAGTTTATGACAAAGTTCCTGTGAGAGCTGTATCTCAAGAGATAGCTGGCAACAGGGTTATATATGGAAATTTCAAAGATAAACACACACCTTACGATACTTTAAATTACAACTGTACAGTTCAACCTAAGTTAGATCTATATACTTCTTTTGCTGAATACCCTAATCATACACTAAAGCAAAATAGAACCTATCAAATTGGTTTTGTTTTATCCGATAAGTTTGGGAGACAATCTTCTGTTATTTTATCAGAGTACGACACTACATCAACCACTGCGGGTTCTTTACTTTTTGGGGGTTCTACGGTGTTTCATCCGTACTATGACGAGAATGATTCGTTAGATGTTAAAAAATGGTTTGGTGATGCAGCTCTAGTTTTATTAAATCAAACTATAGGTAATTTTACTTTAAATCAAAGTGATAGAAATCTAGCAACTGGAGCTCCTGGATTATACGGAGAACCTACAGCTAGCTGGGTTGTAAGTAATTCAACTAACGACTCTTTAACCCAAAATGGCAACGTGTCCTGGACGTTAACGTTTAGCACACCTACTACAGGTGCTTTGCCAACAACAGATGATTATTTAAGAGGTGAATTTGTTGATTATACTAAAATATTAAGTATAACAAGCGCGGCAGGTGTTACAACTATAACAACTAAAGATAGACCAAATTCTTACTACTTATATATTATAGAGAATACAGACGAAGATACTAAGTTTGCCTATTCTATTAATCCTACAGGTTGGTATTCCTATAAAATTGTAGTCAAACAAAGAGAACAAGATTACTACAATGCTTATTTGCCAGGGTTTTTAGATGGTTATCCTGATGAGATGACTCAAGGTTCTCAGGTTAACTACGTTGTAGACTCTGCTAACGACACGTCTTACGCTGAATTAGAAAACGGAATTAATCAAATACTTTTTCCAGGTGGTGAATTAGACAATACAGCTCATACTGTTTTGCTTAATGATAATATAAATAAAATACCTAGGGATTTATCAGAAGTTGGACCAGATCAAAGACAATATAGAAGTAGTGTAGAATTATACGGTAGAGTAGACAACATATCCAATAAATTTAGTATAACAGGTTTTTTGTGGCTTGGACAAAGCACAGCAGGTGCTGATTTTGTTAATGAAATTACTTTTACAGGGGGCAATGATCCTACAAATACAGCGGTTTTTTGTCCATCAGGCTCTTGCACCGGTTTAGAGCAGCCTTTAGAGGTAGGTATGGGTTTACTTATGGGTAAATGTGAATTTGACACTACGACTGGTGGTTTACCAAACTGCGTGGAAGGTGACCAAGATTATCAATATCCTAAAAGATTTTCAAATGCAACTACAATAACTAAGGTAGAGACGGTAGTTGATCCGACCACTCAAATTATTACAACCACTGTTTCTTTTGCGCCAGGTGGTGCTATAAACGCAGGAGCAAATCATTTAATAATAGAATACGGTGACAATACACAATATTATCCTGTAAAAAAAGCTGATATAGCTTCTACTATTGGTACTGCTCAAGACTTAGGTTTTTATCAATTCTCAGTTGACAACTTTAACGGTAGCGCAGCTAGAAATCTATATCAATTAGAAACAAACCCTATTGTAGCTAGATTTTCTACAAACAAAAAAATAGGTGTTATAGCTGAAGACATGGTGCCTTGGTTGAGTATATACGAGACCGCTCCTGTAGATTCTTTATTAGATATATTTTGGGAAACAACGACTGGCTGGAATTACATATCAGATATAAACCAGGATGTTTTAGCTGGATCAGATAATCCTACTGGATTTACGGATCGTCAATTTAAGTTTATTGAAAACCAAAACTTTGATGGTCAAGATAATAATATATTGACTGGCATAACAGGTGATGCTGATTCTCCTTGGATAACAGATATATTTTTTCCTATAAATAATACTGGTGTACGGTTAACAAACACAACCGCTACTATGACAGTGGTAACAGATTCTGGAGATGATGTATCAGGTGAATTTGCTTTAGAGCAAGTACCAAATACTGATCCTAATGATCCAGGTGGTTACAGGGTTAAGTTTTTAACTAGAAACCACGTGTTTTTAAATTCATCAGCATCTGTAGAGTCTTTTACTTTTTCTTTATCAATACTTTATCCAGCATCAACTCCACCCGACCCTGATGCTTCAACAACGGTTAGAACTTTTACTGGTAAATTGCAAAACTTTGCACCTAGCTTTGATCTAGCGTGTAATAGTTACACTACAGTAACAGGTCAATTAAATACAGGCACTGTTATAGATTTTAATGGTAAGAACGGAACAACTCGTGTATCACAAAATACAGATGATTTATATTGGACAATAACAGCTGGTAATACTAACAATTACTTTGTGATAAATAACCTTACTGGCATAGTGACTTTAAACCAAACCTTAGGAACACCAGCAGGAAGTCAACTAGTTCCCTTAGGAGTTTATACTCTAACAGTACAACTACAAGATGCTGTAAGTGGAGGCAACGCTCTAACTACTGCCAGCGGCGGACTAGACTTTAATAGTAAAACAGCTACGTGCCAGGTTACTATAACTGTAGGACCAGAAATGGTTCCTCCTTTTTATCAAGGAGAATATCTTTCCGGGCCTGGAGAGATTGTTTGGGGTCAAGAGATAGATTATTCAAGCGGAACCTACCCCAATTGTGTACCAAAATCTGCAGACAACGCGGATGGTACTCGTAGCGTAGACCGGCGTGGTGGTTGGTATCTTGGGCCAAGACAAAATGGAGTTAATCAAGATCCTCTTCTAGCATCCCAAGCTCCAGGGTTTGGGAATTCAGCGCTATCGTGTGATCTTATATCATTTCCTAGTGGCGCTTATTCAGGTACGCTTACCCCAGTTGCTCTTGATAAAGGTACTTTATTAATATACGCAGAAATTGAGAATGAAATGACGTGTTCAGAAGCTGGGTGCGAGCCTCCACAACCTCAGAATAACGCTATAATTGACGAATTTAATATATACCATAGAGCTGCAGATACCCAAACACCGAATGGAAATTCTTGGGTTTTAATAGACGACGCGAATGGGGCTGCAGGACCTGAGATGGGTGAGCAAGTATATCAATCAGGTACCATTAATCCACCTAACAAATATGCCACGCTTAAAGCTTTTGCTAGAGGTAGATCCGTTGCAACTAGTACTAACACGTCAGACATGACTGGTTATAAAATAATAGATGGTGACAAGCTTCCAGGTGAATACTTCATTACCATAAAAGTTAAGATAGATAACCCAAGTAATGGTTGGGAGTGCTTTTGTACTAATGATCCAGGAGGCGGTGGAGTTGATGGAACGTATCAAGGAGTAGCTTATTTTGGCTTTGAAGATGCAAATTTTAATTACACAGCTCTTAACCAAGGGTCTTTATACTCTTATCCATACACCGTTCAACAACTTGGTGGTGCAAGTTCCGCTTTTCCAACAAGTAGTATTCAAAACACCGAAACGCTATATGCTCACGCTAAATATGGTATATCTGTAAGACAATTTTTTACTGACTCAACCCTTTTAACTCCATGGGAGCCAAGTTTAAGTAGCTTAGGTCCATATCATAATTTTGAAGGTGGATTTAGACAAGAAGGGGTTTGCACTGATGGCGTTGGAAATCTATGTTCGTCTAGCACATTTTGGGGTAAATATAGAAACAACTCAAATACCAATACATGCACGCATCCCGCGAGTTCCTGGACTGCAAACGCTGAACCTTACAACATGGGTAGACCTTCAATACCTAAGTTTAGAGGTAAGTTTAGCACAGATGGCACTGTAGTGGAGGGTTATTCAACTCCCACTGGATATGGAAGCGCAGCACTGTTTGCTAGAGTTGATATTTTACAACAATTTTATGAAGAGAATGGGGGCAACCAATTTCTAGATTCTCCATATAATTTTCCAATGACAAGAAATGCTACCTACCGGGGCCAGTATTGTGGCATTGGTGCCGGAAGTGGTGGAATTGCATGTATCTAGTAATAAAACAAAAAAATAAGTGATAATATAATATGGCTGCAACAATAGAAGTAAGTTACTTTAACTCTTTTTGGATAAAGAAGATAGATTCGATAGTTGAGGTGAAGCCAAGCGTTTCAGAAATAGCAACAACAGCTGATAGTTCTACTCAAGAAATTAGTAATATAAATAGTTTTTTAGGTTATGGACAAAGAGTTTTTGCTAAAGATGCCACTGGAGCAGATATACCTACATATCCTAGTAAAGTTTATTTAATAGGTGGTAGTGCTATAGGTGGAACAGTAGCTCCTTTCAACGTTATACTTTCACAACAAGTTAGTTTGACAGCTACGGATCAATTAATATTTGGAGAAATTGAAGATTTCACAGAAGTACCTAGACTGTACACAAGTGATGACAGTGATTGGTATGCTGAAGAGTCTAGAATAAGAGGTGGATACAATAACACAAACGTAGACTTAGGTGTTAAAGCTTATTTGGTTGAAGACGATCCTAGTCAAAACGATAGATTTAATTCTATGATATACTCTGGTATATTCAACTCAAGAACAGGTGTCAATAATACAAATCAGTTTTCAGTTGCTGAGTCTATAACCAGGAGCGTAGATCCTTCTTATGGGTCCATACAAAAACTTTATGCGGAAGACACTAACTTAGTTATATTTCAAGAATTAAAAGTAAGTAAAGCATTGATAGATAAAGATGCTATTTATACTCAAGAAGGTCAACCATTACAAGCTGCTTCTAACGTAGTTATAGGTGGTATAGTTCCTTATGCAGGTGAATATGGTATAAGTACTAACCCTGAATCATTTGCTAAGTTTGGTTATAGAAAATACTTTGTAGATAAAAACAAAAATTTAGTACTAAGATTGTCTCAGGACGGGATAACAGAAATATCAATGTATGGTATGGTTGATTACTTTAGAGATAACCTATCTAACATTGGCAGTTCTGATCCTTTGCGGGGTGGTTATGATATGCACAACAAACAATATGTCGTAAGTTTTAAAGGTAACGCTAATACTCTATCTTTTGATGAAACAGTTAAAGGCTGGACTAGTAGGTTTAGCTATTTTCCAGACCAAATAGGTAGTTTAAGAAATAACTTTTACACGTATAACAAAGGAGAGATATGGAAACATTATTCTACCTCAGCAGATAGAGCTGAGTTTTATGGTGTGAATTACGCTTCTAGTGTTACTTTGGTTTTAAACCCAAGTCCGTCAATGGTTAAAAATTTCACAACAATAAACTATGAAGGCAGTGCCGGTTGGACTATTCCAGAAAATGGTATAGTAACTGATCAAGATACAGGTTTGCAAATATCAATATATCAATTACCAACTACCTTAGCTGATTTAGAAAGCTCTTTGTTCACTAACAACTTTAAAAAGAAAGAAAATAAATACTTTGCCAACATAGTTAATGTGTCAGCACTGCAACCTGGAGAGGTTATATTTGGTCAAACAATGACAGGCGTGAAAGGATTTACTTCTCAAGTAATATTCTCATCACCACTAGATGCAAACGGAAATGCAATACCACAAGGTAACGCTTTAGAGTTATTTGCCGTATCATCTAACTTCAATCAATCATCTTATTAAATTAAATTATATGAAAGAATTAAACGCAAGAAGATTAACTCACGATGACTATGATGTATTAGTTGAATGGTGGAAATCTTGGCCAGACTGGGTTCCTTTAGGTAGAAGTTTGTTACCTGAAAATGGAACAGGTGGTATTATGATAGAGAAAAATGGTGAGCCAATTGTGGCTGGATTTCTATATGGTACTAATTCTAAAATAGCTTGGATGGAGTGGATAGTATCTAATCCAAAAGAGAAAGACAAAGAGACTAGATCAAGTTCTATATTGTTATTAATAGATTCATTAGAAAAATGGGCTATTGAAGGTGGATTTGAATTGATTCTAAGCATAGGCAGAAGCAAAAGCCTTATAGATAAACATAAGAAATTAGGATATACGGTGGATAGTAATCCATCTCACGAAATAGTTAAAAAAATTTAAAAAATATGGCAGCAGTAGCAGCAATTGGCGCAGCGGTATCAGTAGTAGGTGGTGCTGTTTCAGCAAATCAAGCAAGTAAGGCCGGCGACAGAGCAGGTAGAAATGCTCAAAGAGCAAGACAAGAAATTGCAGCTATAAAAGCTGCTCGTATACCTATCACTAATCCGTATGCTGGTCAAACAGACTTGTCTGGTTTAGCTGAAAACTTATCAGGAATGATGAGTAATCCTTTTGCTAACATGGGTGTAGCAACACAAGCTGCTGAAATAAAAATGGAACAAGCTGATATAGCTTTAGCAAACACCTTGGATACTATAAAATCCACGGGAGCCGGAGCTGGTGGAGCAACCGCGTTAGCACAAGCTGCTTTAGCTAGTAAGAAAGGTGTTGCAGCAGATATTGAAACACAAGAAGCTAAGAACGAACAATTAAGAGCTCAAGGTGAACAACAATTACAAGCAATGGAAATAGCTGAAGAACAAAGAATGCAAGCTACTCAAATATCAGAGGGTCAAAGATTACAAGCGGGTGAAGCAGCTGGTCAACAATTTGTAATGAACATGACAGAAGCTAGATCAAATGCCGACCTAGGGTATGAAGCTGGTAATTTAGCCAATGCTCAACAGGCTGCGGCTAACGCATCGGCGGCAGAAGCTGGAGCTTGGGGTTCTGCAATATCAGGCGTAGCAGGTATAGCTTCATCTGCCATGGCAATACCACCAAGTGATAGGCGTTTAAAGAAAAATATAAAACTTATAAGCAAATCTAATAATGGTTTAAATATATACGCTTTTGAATATATAGATAAAATATTTGGTGAAGGTGTTTTTCAAGGAGTTATGTCTGATGAAATACCAACAACCGCTGTTATTAAAGGTAAAGATGGATATGATCGTGTAGATTATTCTAAGCTTGATGTTGAATTTAAAAATATATAACCATGAGCGCATACGATAATCCTAAATTAATAAACGATCAATCTGCTTTGGCTTGGGCAGCTGCAGCTCAACAGGTGAGTAGTGCTCTGGTTAGTGGTTATGATAAAATTGTAAAATTTCAAAACGATCAAAAAGCAATAGCTGATAAGAAACAAGAAGTGTTTGACCTGGCATGGAACGCGCAATCATTATCTCAAAACGAAATCTTAGCACAGACTACAGAGCAGTTAGAAGATGCTGGAGTACAAAATAGCATTATATTAAACGCTCAAGACATTCAAACAAAACTAATGAATGGAGTAGGTAAAGAAGGTGATGAAGATTATCAAATGGGTTCTATAGAAGCAGCTACTATACTAAAAACTAGAAGTGTAAGCAAAGAAGAAAGAGAGAAAATAAATGATATAATAACAAAAGCTAATTCAAACTTAAGAGCTACTACTAAAACAGCTGGAATATTAATGACCGATGTTGGTCAGATAGAACCATTCAAGGACACGCCAGGGCCCGGCAGAGAACAGTTTTGGCAAGGAAATACTTTTTCAGAACAACTAGGTAGTCAGTTAGCTGGATTCACATTAGCAAACATGAATTCAGATGGTATAAAGTTAGATAAAAAAGAATTAACACTAAACGACAGGGGTGATCAAATGTTAACAGTTGTTAATACAGTATCAAAAGATAATCCAATAATTAAAAAATGGGGTATTGATATCAATAGCAATAATTTTGATCCAATAGTAGGTAGAAGTGCAGATAAATCAAATTCTTTTAAAGTAAATGACGATGGATCTGTGACATTTACTTTTAAAAAAAATATGAGTAAGTGGAATGGTGATTTGCTAAAAGAAACTGAAAAAGCTACTGATTACAAAACAATGATGGTGGATCAAAAAATACTAGATGGTAGTGATTTAGCTGAAGGGTTTTCTACATATCTTCCTGAACTAGTAACTAGTAGCAATAACGGTAGAACACAAGTTCAAACTAGAGAGTTTGTAGACATTAAAAAAATAGATTCAATTATGACCGGTGAGTTGGTAGGAAGACTTGAAATCTTATACAGCTTACCGCCTAGCGAAAAAAAAGCCTATATGGAACAACGTCTAGGTCTAGGTGAAGTTGATATAAATAAGTTTGCAATGCTGGGCAAAGATAGACAGCAGGAGTGGTTGAGAATTGCTGAGTTAGGAAAAATGCGAGAGCAGTTTGGATTAACATCTACGGAAGGTGTAGATGATTTACAACAAAGAATAAACCCTATTACTAATAAAAAATACACAGAAGAAGAAGCAAAAGAGCATCTAAATCAATTGCCTGGTTTTAATATGAAGCGTGTGCTAATAGACGAAGACTTACTTGAAGAAATGACAACAGCAGGAGTAGTAGGTTATCAGAAAGGTGAATATGCTTATTTTGAAACGTCAGCACCAAAATCAATGCAAAAACCTAAACCTGCCGCTGACACTAGCGCTATAAATACTTATAGAAGAAAACAATCAGGTTTACTTCTAGACCCTACTTCAACAAAGCAAATTCAAGGTAACAAGTATGGGTATGGATCTCCAGTATCAAAAATAATCGTTTTTGATGATGCTACTAAATCTTGGATGGCGAAAAGGCTAGTAACTTCTAGGGCTTCAGTAAATGAAGATGGTGTTACAATTTCTAAATCGAAAAGTTCTTGGGAGAACGCTATGGATAATCCTTTATTAAAAGATATTGACCCAAAAAACAAAGCAGCTTTCTCTGATTGGTTAGGCTATTAAATTAAAATAAATTTTTATGAATTATTTTGATCCCTCAACTGGGAGTATATTAACATACGAGCAAATCGTAACAGAAGCAGGTACTACTCCAGTAGCTGAATACATGTTACAGAAAGGTTATCAAGAACTAGGGGATGATTTTACATCACCTGGGAATGAACCCGACATTATTGTTGAAGAAGTAAATTTTCAACCAGCTGCTGCAACGGAGACGGATGCAAGTGTAGTAGCGATAGATCCGATGGCATCCAACGATATGGGATTAGGGCCGGGAGATGGTTCTTTGGAATCACTCACAAAAAAGTATAACCCTGAAGAACTTTACAAAGAATTAAAAGAAGCTAAAAAAGCTCTAGCTGAATTAGAAGTTGCTAATGGTAGAAATCTAGGTGGTGGTGGAATGGTTGCTTTAAGTAAAGTAGCTGCTCAATTCAATGCCGCAGAAAATAGAATAAAATCTGCTACAGAGAAAATAAAGCAATCAGACATGAATCAAAACGTGCCTGAAACTTTAATAGAAAAAGGAGACGAAGAACTAATTGGTTTTCTAAGAGAAAACTACCCTGGTATTGTTTTTGAAAACAACTCTAGTTTCCTAGACGATACTATATCTTTTAGAGCTAACGGTGAAGATATAAAACTAGACATAAATCCTATATCTGACAAAGGTGAAAAGCAGTTTTACGAAAACTATAATAAATTACTAGAATACGACAAGGCTGTAAAAGCTAATGACGTAGCTCAACAAGGGGCTTTTTCTAATATAATGAATGCTTTTGACAGTGGAGCTATAAATGCAAAAGATGTTAACGAGAGACTAGAAAAAACTGGTTATACATTTGAGCCTATATTAAGCGATGTTGGTGCAACTGTAGGTTACGAATTAATACAAGACGGAAAAGTTGTTGCTACAGATAATTTTTTAGATCAAGCAGTACACACGCAGAGTAAGGGTAGAAAAGGTGAAACAAATAACATAGAGGACTATATATCAAGTAGTTTTACCACGCAAGAAACTAGTGATGCTTTTGGTACACTATACCCTTTATTTTCTTCTCATTTAAAAAATCTAAGTATAGAAGAAAACGAAAGAATAGAAAAAGTAAATAGTACACCTGACGAAAAACTATTTAATTATGATTCTTTTTCAGAAATATTTGGAAAACTAAAAGACGTTGATAAACTAGACTTCACAGGATTAGAAAGAAAAGCAATACAATACATGCTTAGCACATCTAATCCAGCTCAAATTGAAGAGCAAGGAGAGGACGAGTTAACTATATTTGGATACCAAGAAGGCGATAGAACTAGTTTAACACCTGAACAACAACTTGAATACGTTAGAGATTTACAAGGGTTTAATGATGCAAACTTGAGTATGTTTGAAGGTTTAGATGTTGAACTTTTAAAAGAAAAGCTACAAGCTAACAACCTGTGGTCTAATGCTGTGGATTATTCTATAAAAGCAAAACGTGAAGAATCTATAGCTATAGCTAAACAAACTGCAGCTGAAAGTATTATGTATGGTTATGATAGAAGAGAAAGAGAGTTTATTAGAATCTCTCAGCTAGGCCAACAAGCTGGTTATGACAAAATAAAAGATGAAATACTAGCTGACAAAGAAGTAATACAAAACTACAACAACACAACAAGCTCTATAATAAACGGTGAATTACAAAGAATAGTTAATAAGCTAGGCGACATGCCAGCTAAGCTTGATTATATAAAAACAACCGGCGTTGATGATAGCTTATTTTTTAGCTTAAAACCATCAGGAGATTTAACACCTGAGCAACAAGTTGGTTTTGATGAAGCTAAGCTTGATATATTTAATTTACAAAAAACATTAAGCAGGCTTGATTCTGACTATACTAAAACGGTGCAAAACTATGTAGGCCATGTATCTGACGCACAGCAATATAAAGATAGTCTTAATGTTGTTGTTGGTCAAGATGACAAAGGTAAGGACATTGTAAAAAATGGATTAACAGAGTTTTCTAATATATTTAAAGAATACGGAGTAGGTAATTTAATAGCTAAAGATTTTACAGATGCTACTTATGGTATTTTATTAGCTTTACCAACCTTGGTTAACTCTGACTGGGCCATAGAGGAACAGAAGGCGTTACAAAGAAAAGAAGAATACTATAAAACAGCTTTAGCTTACGATGACGCGTGGGGAGAAGGTGAATTTGGATTGTACTCATTGAGAACTTTATCTCAACAAGCCCCTAATATCATTTTAGCAATAGGAACTGGCGCCGCTGGTAACGCTATTGGCTTAGGTGCTTCTGCTGCTCAATGGTCTATAGCTAGTACTTTTGGTATAACATCAGGTACTGACATGTATCGTACGCTTAGCACTCAAGCAGATCTTTTAACCGCAGCTGAAGATCAAAGAGACTTTTTAAATAAAATGTGGGAAGCTGGAAGAATAGATCAATTTGATTACACACAAGGTCTTTTAGATGCTGAAAAAACAATTGCAATGGGATCAATGACTCCATTTCAAATTGCATCTGCATCTGTAGCTACTGGTATAATAGAAGGTGGAGTTACACGGTATATAGGTTCTGCTAGTAACACTTTTAAATTTTTAAAAGATGTAAAAGGTCAGGGTCAAATAAACATATACAATCTATTTAATAAACCTAGCTTAAACGCTTGGGGTTCATTTATAGGTGAGGGAGCTAAAAGAATTGGTGGTGAACTAGTAGAAGAGAATACTATATATGGTTTAACACAAGGTATATCTGAAGCAGCTATATTACAGAGAGATGCTGATTGGTCTCAGTTCGATGATACAACCTTAGCGACTCTTATAACAGCCGGTATGGCTAACACATCTGGTATAGCTACATCTGCTATGACTCAAATGGCAGCTACTAAAAACTTTAAAGAAAAAATAAACAAAGCTACTTCTGAAATACAAGAAATGGTTACGTTGATGAATGGACCTGGCATGACTGAATCTCAAAGAGAAATCTTTACAGTTGCTATAAAAGAAAAGCTTATAGAAATAGGTATGGAGCAGAACTCTTTAGGAGTAGATGTTATAGCTTTAGGTGCTGATCAAGTTACAAGCTTAGTAGGGTTAAATGTTTTAAAAAATACTCTGTACGAACAAGCAGGTGTGAAACCTGATATGACCGCTGAGCAAGCTCAACAACAACTAGATAAATATAAAGAAGCAACGTTAACTACAGAAGAAGCTGAAAGGTTTGATCAAAATCTAAACTCTGTAGAGAGCAATATAAACTCTGTAAAAGAAGGACCAAAAAACTACGACAGAGTAGAAGAGTTATTAGGGGATGCCGGTAAGAAAGCTAGGGAAAACTTAGATAACAATACACCAGAATGGAATGGTAAGTTAGATAGAAGACAAGAACTAGCCGCTGTAATAGACGAGATGCACAGGATAACAAACGAATCGTATGTTAACAAAGCTAAAGCAGATCCTAATATAGAAAATGAATGGAACGAAGTTAAGTCAAAAGGTGACGAAAAATACATAGGGCCTAGACCTAAAGGTGAATTAGATTCTCAAAAAGAAAACTTCTATAGAATAAAAGGTAAACAACTTTTCGCTCAAGACAATAGAATCATTACGACAAGCACTGATATAGACTATAAAGCTGACATGCTTTTAACTAAAGAAAATGTTAATAATCTACAGATAATAGAAATACCAGAAGTTGATGATCAAATTTCTTATTTATATGATTTAGTAGAGCAGGGTAAATTACCGTTTGATGCTGTGGCTGGTATTAAAGAAGGCTTAGAAGAAGGTGGAAATGGTTTTATAGTTGATAATCAATACATAGTTACCGACAAAAAAGCAGCTGAAGAGGCTTTATTAAATGGAGACATAAGAGCTGGAGTAGTTACTTACCATGAAATTGGTCACGCTATTGATAATACTTATTTTGAAACTCCGGAACAATTTAATAAATATGCTGAGAGTTTATATAACGCAGTTTCTAATAGCAGTAACTTATCTCTAGTGGCTTTACACAACGAGGTAGAAGGCGCGCTTACTAATCCTGATTCTCCTTACTACGATGATGCAACTGACAAAGATGGTAATTTATTACCTTTTGCTTCTAGAAGTGATACTTATAAAGATGAGTACACGAAGGAAATGCAAAGTTTATCTTATGCATATGAAAAAGAATTAAAACTAGAGGACAAATACGGGACTGAAAGTATTTTATCTAAGTTAAGTAATAGAATAGGTGTTGGATTAAAAGTAAACACTCCAGAGCAAGCGTTAAGCTACATGATTGGAAACAACGCTGCTTTCAGAAGAGGTGAATTTACTAGTCAAGTAAGAGCTAAAATTGGAAAAGAAGGTATTAAAACTACTAAAGGAAAACAATCATCTTTAAGTATAGCTGGTACGATAAACAAAAAATTTGAGAACGATACTAACTTCACGCCTATAACATCTAAGCAAGTAGATGAAATGGTAAACAAAGTTTCTAGTAGAGCTTGGTCTAGATTTGGCAGTGGAGTACCGCTTAATATAAGAGAAGTACATTACAATAGAAAAACATATCTAGATCATGCTAAAAGTAAGCTTCGTGAAATAGCTTTAAAATGGAATCCTTCATTAGGTACTTTTCCTAGTTTTATGGCGAATAGAGGAATGCAGAGAGCTAATGCCTTTGCTACAGAACTAGGTGTACCAAAAGGAAAAGCTAATGTTAGGATAGGCGAAGATAATGCAGCTGAAAACATACAGTCAACAGACAATACAGAAGCCTTAAACAAAAGAGCCGAAGCAGAAGCAACAGAGGTAACTCCCGCTTTAAAGAACAAATTAAAAGGTAAAAATATTCCTGATTTAGTTAGTAAAATAAATAAAAATCTAAAAAAAGAAATAAAATATAAACTACCAAAATACAACGCCGACACTACTACTAAGCAAAAAACAGATTTTGTAAAAGAGTTAGGTAAGGGAATGCAGGTATCTTTTAAAGATGTTATTGATTCGATGGGTGCTCGTAATAAAACCATTGATCAGTACGAAACATTTTTAAACGAAAACTACGCAAGTCTATTAGGTCCAAACGGACTAACAACAACCTACCTTTCTAAAGCTTTTCCTCAAGCCATTGAGAAATATGTTAACGGTATGGGCTGGGTTAAGTATGACAAATGGAAAGGTAGAAAAAAGGGTACAGGAAAAGGTGAAATAGATTTTTACAATTCTACCGAACTAGGCCCAATGACTGGTAGTACTGCTGGTAACCAAAAAATTCGTAGAGTAAAAGATATTAAGAATGCAATACCTTTAGCTAAGTTTAAATCTAAATACATACAGCTTGATGGTAAAAATCTAAAAATACCTCAAATGCCTACAGAAGCTTTAGCTAAACAGATAGCTCAAGAAATAGGCTTAGATATTTTTAATGAAGAAATTCAGGATGTAGATAGTGATATTAGAAATGAATTTGTTGAAAGACAAAAGCTTTTTGGAGCTGATATTTTAGACAACTATGTTGAGCAATTAATGTATGATGTTTCTAGACCTAGCATTAAAAACCAATTAGCTTTATTTAGTGATCCACAGAGAACCAATTGGTTAGGTAATAGATTTAGATTTTATGAAGAGGTTAAAAAAATAGACCTTCAGTCTCTGAACTCAACACAAATAACTAGTAAATTAAAAAATGCTCACAAAGGTGTTTACGGAGATACTTTTACGGACGAAGAGCATTTAGGTGTTGCTAAGCAGTTTGGCAAACTTCTTACGCCTCAAAGAAAAACAGGAGTATTACAAACAAAGCAAGAATGGTTTGATTACTTAGAAACAGTTATAACAAATGTAGATAACATAGAGACTGTAGTTGGATACACAGGTGCTACGCAGGCGAATTCTGTTTCTCTTAGAGATATGAGTACTATGCAAAGCGCTAGAGACTTTGTAGAGATTAATTTGTACAAAGCATTAAAAGCTCGTTATGGTTCTGAAAAAGCTTTAGACATGATGGTTGCGTTTGTTCCACCGTCCTTTAGTAACGGCATGAAGAAAGCAGGTGGTTTTACACCTCAACCAAACAATACTTTACTTCGTAATTCTTCTGATATGAGCGTAAGAGCAGGTATCTTTGGAGATATGTCTGACACTCTTAGATTAATTCAAAGAATAGACGACGGGGTTGTAAGCATTAGTGATAAAACTATAAAGTTTAACGATGGAAGACCTGATAGAAAAGTAGATATAAATACTAGTGCAGATGTTTTAATGCAGTATGTAAACGGTAAGTTTGAAAAAAGCAAAGAAAACACTGAAGATAAAGACGGTAACACAGTAGTGTCTTTACAAAATAAAAACAAATTAGATGCTGATTTAGCTTGGAACTTTTTTATAGACTTTGTAAAGGCTTTAAAATCTTCAGGAGTAGATAATAACACTGTTTCATTACTAATGGGTGTTATGAATGGTAGTAATAATAGTGCACTTAGATTAGGTGCTCCGGTGTGGGGTAGATCTACTGTAATGGGTTATGATACTTTAAAAATTCCAAAAGTAAGAAACGGTAAAGTAGAAAAACATAAAAAAGGGAAAAAGAAAGGTGAAGTAATTTATGAACCAGCTTATAGATACGAGCACGCTATACCTGCTAGAGCTGTTTTGTTTTTTGCATATGAATCTATATTCAATGGTAACAAAGAAATTGATTTAGACTTACTTAAAGACGACTACAGGGTTACTATAATTCCGGTTAAAGAAATGGATAATATCCTGGGCAATACAGGCTTTACACAGTCAATGCTTATAGGTTATCAACCAGGAAAACAAGAATGGTGGAAAAGATATTACAACATATTTACAAAAGGTAAAATGCCTTTTGGTTTACAGTCTTATGAGAGTGGTGACGTTGTAGGTCAAGAGTTTGAAGATTTTTACAATGAAACAAACGGAACACCTGGTGTTTCTTTAGACGCTCAGCAAGTTATAGATAAAAACAACAACGCTGATATAGCGATGGAAGCTGCTAGGAATAGTATTGAATATTCTAGAAAAATAAGAAAAATAAGAATATTTGATTTTGATGATACATTAGCTCAGTCTAATAGTATGGTAATAGTAAACATGCCAGATGGTACAACTTCTAAAATTAACGCTACAACTTTTGCAAAAGACGCTGCGAGGCTAGAAGCTGAAGGGGCTGAGTTTGATTTTACAGAGTTTAGTAAAGTTGTTGAAGGTAGAAAAGGACCACTGTTTGATGTTGCTAAAAAAATACAAGACGTTAGAGGATCAGAAGATATATTTGTATTAACAGCTAGACCTCAAAACGCAGCTAGACCTATACAAGAATTCTTATCTTCAATAGGATTAGATATACCTATTCAAAACATAACAGGTTTAGCAGACGGAAAAGCTCAAGCTAAAGCTGATTGGGTTATAAATAAATTCGCCGAAGGTTACAATGACTTTTATTTTACAGATGACGCTGTTAAAAATGTAAAAGCCGTTAAAGATGCTCTTGATGTTTTAGATGTTAAGTCCAAAGTTCAAATAGCTAGAATTCAATTTCAAAAAGACTTAGATTTTGAGTTCAATAAAATGATTGAAAGAAATAAAGGTGTTGATGTAAATAAAAGATATTCAGAGGTTGTTGCGCAAAGATTAGGTAAGGATAAAAAACGTTTTAATTTATTTATACCTCCTTCTGCTGATGACTTTAGAGGTTTAACAATGTATATGTTTGCCGGTAAAGGTAAACAAGGAGAGCTAGATCAAGACTTTTTTGACAAAGCTTTAATAAAACCCTATACATCTGGTATAAACGCTATTGAGTTAGCTAAGCAAAGGGTTTCTAATGATTATAGAGCTTTGATGAGTAATTTTCCAGAGCTTAAGAAGATATTAAGAAAAAAAATAACAGGTCAACAGTATACTTATGATGAAGCTGTTAGAGTGTATCTGTGGGATAAGCAAGGTGCTTCAGTACCTGGTATATCTAAAAGAGATCAAGCTAACTTAGTTAGAATAATTAGAGAAGATCCAAACCTACAATCATTTGCTGATGGCGTTTTGCTTATAACTAAAAAAGATTCTTATATAGATCCACCTAACTATTGGCAAGGACAAACTATAATAGGCGATCTAAATACAATAACTACTAAAGTAAATAGATCTGAATATATAAAAGAATTTATTACAAATGTTGATATTATATTTAGTGAACAAAACTTAGTAAAAATAGAAGCCGTATATGGCTCAAGAGTAAGAGAGTCTATAGAGAATTCTATATTTAGAATGAAAAATGGAACAAATAGAACTAGTGGTAATGACCGACAAACCAATATGTGGTATAATTGGTTAAATAGATCTATTGGTGCTATAATGTTTTTTAATAGAAGATCAGCCATACTTCAACTTATATCTAGTGTTAACTTTATAAACTGGAGCGATAACAATCCTTTTATGGCTGGTAAAGCATTTGCTAATCAAACACAGTATTGGTCTGATGTAGTAATGTTATTTAACTCTAGCAAATTAAAACAACGTAGAGCAGGTTTAAAAGGTGATGTTAATGAAGCTGAAATAGCGGCTGCTGTAAAAGGTTCTAAAAACAAAATGGGTACTTTTATAAGTATACTATTAAGAAATGGATTTGTTTTTACACAGGTAGCAGATAGTGTTGCTATAGCAACAGGTGGTGCTACATTCTATAGAAATAGAGTAAATACATATAAAAAACAAGGGCTAGACCAGGCTGAAGCTGAAAAAAGAGCTTTTCAAGACTTTTCTAATACTGCTGAAGAATCTCAACAGTCAGCTGATCCAATGATGATATCTCAACAGCAAGCAGGTTTCTTAGGTAGATTTATATTGTCTTTTCAAAATACGCCTATGCAATATACTAGGCTTATGAAAAAAGCTGGCTTAGATATTATCAATGGTCGAGGAGATCTTAAAACTAATATATCAAAAATAGTTTATTACGGATTTGTGCAAAATCTAATATTCTCTGTATTACAGAATTCTTTATTTGCTTTAATACCAGGATTTGATGAGCCAGACGATGAGTTGACAGAAGAAGAACAGTTAGAAAAATACAATCAAGTATTAAGTAAAAAAGAAGATAGAATAATAAACGGAATGCTTGACACTGTTTTAAGAGGATCAGGTGTTGCTGGAGCTGTTATATCTACTGTAAAAAATGCCATAAGAAGATATGATTACGAAGAAGAAAAAGGATTTACAGCTGATCATACTTACACTATATTAGAATTAGCTAATTTATCCCCTGCATTAGGTTCTAAATTAAGAAAAATATACTCCGCAATACAAACTAGAAAGTTTGAAAAAGATGTTATAGCTGAGCAAGGTTTTAGTGTAACTATTGATGGAAAGTTTCAATTAAGTCCCGCCTACCAAGTAGTAGGAGACGTTGCTTCTGGTGCGGCTAATATACCTTTAGATAGACTAGTAGCTGAAATAAACGCTATAACAGAATCTTTTGACAATAGGAATACTAACTATCAAAGAATAGCCTTAGCTTTAGGTTATAGAAATTGGGATGTTAATGCTAAAATAGAAGAATTTGATTTAATCAAAGTTGAAGGAAAAGAAAGAAGAAAAGAAGAAGGTAAAATTAAAGCAAAGGAAACGAGAGAAAGAAAGAAAGAAGAAAAAGCAAGACTTAGAAAAGTAAAGCGAGATAAATACGAAGCTATGAGTGCTGGTGATAAGTTAGAATATGATTTAAAAAAAGATAAAGAGTTGCAAGGTAAAATAGATGGAGCATTGGAAAAAGCTTTAGAAAAAATAGACAAACTTTATGGAACTGATTTCTAAACACATAGCCTACGCTGAGGCTATACATTCAAACACTGCTAAAAGAAAGTGTATTGATAATACACCTAGTCCAACGCATGTTGAGACAATGAAAGAAACTGCTGAAAAAATATTTGAGCCATTAAGAAGGTTTGCAAATGGACCAATAAAAATTAATAGCATGTTTAGATCAGCGGCTTTAAACGAAGCTATAGGAGGAGCAAAAAGCTCACAGCATATGAAAGGCCAAGCAATGGATTTGGACGATGTCTATGGTTATAAAACTAACGCAGAAATGTATCATTGGATAAAAGAAAACTTAAACTTTGATCAATTGATATGGGAGTTTGGGACAGATACAAATCCTAATTGGATACATGTGTCTTATGTCAGTGAAGATGAAAATAGAAATAGATGTCTAAAAGCTTATAAAGAAAAAGGTAGAACAAAATATAAAGTAATATGAACAATAAATCTTACGAAGAGTCTAATCGCAAAATGCGATCTAAGTATAAAAAAGAAACAGGCACAACGCTAGGTAAAAGACTTACTTCCGGAACTAGCAAGCGTAGAGTTTCATTTGCTTGTAGATTTGCAGGTATGGCTGGAGCTATGAAAGACGCTAAAGGAAAGCCAACAAAGAAAGCTATGGCTTTAAAAAAATGGGGTTTTGGTAGTATTGCAGCTGCTAAAAGTTTTTGTAATTCTAATAAAGAAAAAAAATGAGAAATAAAATTAGAGGAATTAAAGGTTTTCATCACGGGCCTTCTAAAGATGATAATCCAAAGTCTTTGAATCAGTATAGATCAGTTGCTCCCAGAAGCAATCAAGCTACTATATCCGCACCTACACCTGAAGATAGTACTTGGCAGCAATTTAAAACTCTTGTTAGTAATCCTTTTGATGGCGCAAGAGCTTTAGTGAACGATGCTAGAACAAGTATTAGAGAATCCGTGGGTTTAGATGACGACAATATAACAAGTGGTCCATATGCTAATTTAAGTAATTTAAGAAGAGCTAATTTGTCAGAAGACGAGCAGACTAAAAAAATTTTAAGTAGATCAAGCGCTTTAAATTCAGCAAGTTCTATGTTTCCACCTGCTTTAACAGCTCAAACATTTTCTTCTGCACTTAGTGGTGATGTTACTGCATTGGCCACTAAAAAGTTAAACAAAATACCCGGTGTTAAGCAACTACTTAAAGACCCTAAAAAAGTTGCTAAAGCTGGTTATACACTTTATAAAACAAACGCCAACCTAAACGAAACTTAAAATATGAAAAAATTTATTGACAAATTACAGCACTTTTGGAATAAATTGCTATATAAGCTAATGTTTAAAAAATACAGATAATGACAGAGCAATTAAAGTTATATGCAATAAACGCATCTACACTAGGCGTTACAACTTTCACAAAATTAGAGATGGGATTAAAAATACTACTTTTAGTGGTTACTATAGGATATACGATAACAAAGTGGTATAAAACTAAAAAATAAAAGATGAAAAGTATAGATCGTTTAAGAGTAGCGGCTAAAAGAGGTGCGGCTAACAATTATAGTAACTTTGGACAAGCTATTCAAAACGCTGTTAGTGCTATGCCAAGCATGTCACCAACTCCTTTTGATAGTGAAATTCCATTTTCTACTGAAATATCTGTAGAAGATAGACAAAAGCTTATTGACAAAGCAGATGTACAAGTTGGAATAAATAACATAGAAGATGTTATTAAAAATCAAGACAACTATAGGAAAAGTGGTAAAATGAAGGGTAAGGCTAGAAGAGAAATAAGAAAAAATCAAAGAGAAATAAAACCTAAAAGAGAAGAATACAGAAAAACATATAACGAATAAGGAACAACATATATAGGCGTACCATACCTAAAGTTCCTGTAACCAAGAAAGGGCCCTCATAACGAGAGCCCTTTTTTGATTTTACCCATCACAAGCCAAACAATCTTCATTCATTGCCGTGGCTGCAATATCACCTCGCAAAACACTTTCTGTTCTAGTATAATACAAAGTCTTTACTCCATTTTTCCAAGCATCAAAATGTACTTTATTTAGCCACTTAGGTGTTGCTTCACTAGGAAAAGCTAGGTTTAAACTAACCGATTGATCTATATATTGCTGCCTTAAACCTGCTTGATTAACTAACTCTAGTTGATTAATCTCTTTAAAAGTTTTAAAAACTTCTTTAGCCGGTATGTCATGTCCAACTGTAATATCATCAAGCTCACTGATATCTTGAACTGAACCTCCGTCAGCCAATATTTTATTCCAAATTTCATTTGTATTTAATTTATGTTTTCTTAATAACTTAACTAAAGTTGGATTTTTCCTAATGAAGGTTCCATTTGCTCCCTGCTCTGTGAAAACGTTTGCAGCCCAAGGTTCTATTCCTGGCGAAACATTTCCCGAAAGCTTACTATTACTAACAGTGGGAGCAACAGCACGCAAATGAGTATTACGCATACCAGTGCCAGCGCACCACAGAGGTTCACCGTATGTCTCAGCAAGAGCCATAGATGCTCTTTCACTTTCAATTTTAATTTGTGAAAATATTTTCCTAGTTTCAAACTGAGATAATAAACCTTCAAAAGGAATGCTTTTTTCTTGGAGATACGTGTGCCATCCGAGGACTCCCAAGCCCAATGCCCTTCCTTTTTGAGCTGATCGTATAGCATTCTCGAAGCCTCTAAGTCCTTTGGCTTTTTGAATAAATTCTTCCATAACGCCATCAAGAAACCAAGTGGTGTCGTATATAATATTAGTGTCTTTCCATTCTTCATATTTCGCTAAATTTAATGATGACAAACAACATACAAAACTATGGTTTTCATCTGTGTGTAATGCTATTTCACTGCATATATTAGTCATATGGACTTTTAATCCGTTGTCTTTATATGCTTTTGGATTTGCTTTGTTAACGTTTCCTTTAAACATAATATAAGGTTCGCCAGTTGCTTTTCGCTTCCTAAGTAATTTGGACCATCTATTTCTAGCGTCTGCATCTCCTTGTTCAAGCTTACGCATAAACTTATCACCAACAACTGCGCATTGATGTAAGTTAAGTGATTGTCTGTTGACGTCTCCTTTAGGTTCTCTAATTTCAAGCCATTCGTCGAAATCGTCGTGTTCAATATTGATGTTAACTGAGGCTGCGCCTCGTCTAACTGATCCTTGATTAGTTGCAAGGATCGTGCTGTCATAGATCTTGCAAAAAGGTACGACTCCGTCTGATGTTCCATTTCCTGTTATTGTTGCGCCAGCGGGTCTGATTTGATTAATACCAATGCCAACTCCACCGCCGTGCTTAGCGAGTAGCATCATTTCTAAATTCTTTTGTCCTATATCCTGTATAGAATCAGCTACATCTATACCAAAACAGCTAATAGGCAAGCCGCGATCAGTACCGGTGTTAGATAGTACAGGGCTAGCAAGACACAGCCAACCGTTCCAGATATACTCGAAGAATGTTTCTGCCATTTCTGGTTTGAATAATCTACGAGCAACTGTTTTACTGACGCGTATGTATGCTTCTTTAGGACTTTCTCCGTCAAATAAATATCCCCCGGATATAGTCTTCTTGTATACGTCTGTATTACCCCACGAAGGGTAATCTTCTCCTTTAATCCATTTTTCATTCCACATTATGTTAAATATAGTATTGTGTAGGCTATTGCTACGTTTAAATTTACTGCTACTAAGTTCCATTGTTTTGCCACAAACACTTGAGGTAATGATAGTATACCTGCAAGCATATATGTAAAAACTCCTATTTGATCGGGTAGTAAATGGGGAGACATCATCATAAATGCCGTCCCCATATACCCTAATCTATTAGCTAGTCTTTCAACTGGCTTTAACTTCCTCTGTTTTACCAGACTCTTTAGCCACTTTTTCCTTAAGCTTTTCAAGGGCATCTTCATAATCGTCCATGAGTTTAATTGTTTCAAAAGTACCTACTGCTAGATCCTTTAAATATGCATTCTCATCTAACAGCTGTTGTACAACCTTAATAAGTGCATCGACTTTTTTCTCTAATAAATCTGTTCTACTTTGTTTTTGTCCTTTCATTCTAAATCTTCTTTTAATTCTTTATTAGTTAATCCTATTTTACCAAATGTCTTCAAAGTCTTCTCCTTCACCAGCTTTCGAATAGTCCGTCGGCCTAGTT